TGTGGAATTTCAGCATAGTATAAAGGTTTTATTCCTACGTGATCTCGCGATAGTATTAAGTGTTTTGTTGCTTTACGATAATATGCGTAGGCATGCATTGAATCAATTTTTTCATTAACTGTTTCATGTGGCATTGTGCCTAATGCATGTGACAAGTATTCTGTGTCACAAGTTGTCTGCGGAATCCAATCTGTTTCTTTTATTAGATCTGCATAATTGAATATTTCACCATTGTAAGTTAACACGCCATGCTTTGTTTCAACTGGTTGTTTACCTTGTGCAGGCTCCGATGTGATTGCTAGTAAGTTGTGTCCTAGACTGATGTTATCATCATACCAAATACTACTACCATCAGGACCTCTGTGCGAACACTGTCTTATATAAGAGTTTATAAAATCTGGATTACGTTCTGTTATTCCGTATATGCCACACATTTATTTCCCCATTTTTGCACCGGTATATCTACCTATTATGTTGACGCTCCATCTTGGAAGTTGTATTCCGTATCTTGGTTCAACTGAATGTATAGCATAACGTTTATTAAGGAATAATGCAACTGTATTATTTTTATAAGGAGCAGTCCTTACAATAGGACCAGCATTGGTTACTGCATTGTTTTTACCGCCCATGGTTGGTTGCTGGATTTGTTCATGCACATGAAAATCTCCACCTGTGCTTGTATCTTCATGATTTTTAAAATATAAAAGACCAGCAAATATTTCACGTAGATTATCAAAATGCGGTGTCCTCGTAGTTTCACCTTCTGGTACCACATCGTGTCTTACAAATTGACAGTCTTGATAACAGTTCATATTGCTACCTAATTTACCGCGGCCGGTTATTATCTTCGATGGCTGTATTGGCAGACTTGATACATGACTGCCAAACAGATTCATTACTTCATCAAAGAATTCACGTGATGTGTGATATTCAAAAAATTCTTTCCACAAGTTAGTAATTGGCCATGCATCTTCGTCTAACACATGAAACTTTACTCGTCTGCTTTCATCTGGGCCTACTGGTTTATCTGCTACATATTTTTCTGGTAATGTATTGTGTAGTTCATCAAATATTGTTTGTGGTAAAGCGTCTTGTATTATTATGTGTGGATATGGATTATCATACACTTTACCAGCATTTTGAAGTATGCTTAAATTAGTCATTAGGCACTAAAAAGATTTATAAGTTCTTTCTTCCAATCATCTGAATATTCACATTCACGATAATTTTCAAACCACGGACCGCCTTCTGTGTAGTGTAATATTTTTGGTTTGCGTGTTTCTGTTTCTTGATACCATCCTACTAACCAATTGTATTCGTAAGGTAATTCGCCTATGTCGTCATCATCCAACCAACTAAATCTGTGCAGATGCTTGCCTGTTTGTGTATTAACTGTTTCAGGAGTAAGATACTTGTTCTTAGGATGTCCGCAATTCCACAGCACCATCGAACTCCAATTTTTTCTTGGGTAAAGCAACTGTGCTTGTCCATCCATTTTGGTTCCTTCTTCAGGAGTGTAATCATGTTGTACACATACCACTGCTTTTGAATCATCACAGTATTGTTCTAATTCGCTAGGTGATATTTTCCATACAAAATCACAATCACAAAACACTGCCCATCCTTGATAGTTTTGCAGATGTGGAATTAAAAATCTTGTGAATGTAAATTCGGTAGATGACAGTTTGTCTATTTCTCTTGTGTACAATCCTTGTGATCTTAGATCAGATTGTTTTAGTGCTTGAACTTCTGTCTTGCCGTTTCGGCGTTTGATCGAATGTTCACAAACTTGGTATGCAATATCTTCTCTAGTGTCGTAGCCAACATAAACTTTCATACACTTAATTATGAATAATTAATTATGTGCGTACAGAATTAGATCAGTTAAGAAAAGCAGGATACATGTTTGAAGATCCATTTGATGTGATACATATGTTTGAACGTAAAATATGTGCTTATACCAATGCTCCTATGTGTGTTGTTGTAGATTCAAACACCCATGCGTTAGAACTTTGTTTACGTTATTATCTAGAACAAGGTACACAAATGCAGATGACTTGTCCTAAACATACCTATGTAAGTGTGCCGATGACACTGTATAATCTTGGCATACCATTCGAATGGTCAGATGAAAACTGGAGTGGAACATATCAACTTGGTAATACTTCATGTGTAGATTCAGCAACTAGATTTACCGCTGGAATGTATGTAGACGGATATGATATGTGTTGCAGTTTTCAATATCAAAAACAATTAGCCATAGGCAAAGGCGGTGTTGTGCTAACTGACAATACTGATCTGTATGACTGGTTGATAGCATCAAGGCATGATGGACGTGATTATTCATTATGGAATAAATGGACTGCTCAACCTGTGTTTAAACATACAGCATATCATTACAACATGATTCCAGAAGACTGTGCTTTAGGAATACTGCTAATGGATCAACTGCCCAAATATAATGGTGATGTATTGAGTCCTGCCAAAGCATACTACCCCGATCTGTCAAAAAGACTTAAATTTTTAGATAATTAATATTACCATATCACATGGATACAAAGTGACCGATCTACATCGGTTAAAAGTAGGTTAAAATAAAAGGAGAAGTGTATGACAAAAAGAATGCACGATATACTGTTACGTTTTAGCCTAAGCCAAGCGAAGGAAAAGCGTGAACGCAGACTTAATCATGTCTTAGTTAAATCTGTGGATGCGAATGCGAACGGTACATCAGGATATACAGTAAAAAATGGGCCTAACAAAGGTAAAGTGCTAGGACATTTAACAGTCAAACATCCTAATAGAAATTATTAGTTTATTAAAAATCCTGATACTTGTAAACTGTATTTTGATTCCATGCCACAGTTGGCACCAAGATGTTCTATTGCTGAATCCCAAAGATGTCCATCACCTTGTTTCCAGCCAGTGATTACTTTGTCGTCATACTGAATAATATGCCCAGTCTTCCAATCTTCAATATTGATGTTTGCTCTGACTCTTGGTCTCTCGTCATCTGGATGTAACATTTTTATTTTATGGAATGTATCTCTGTGCAAAGGAATAGTGTTGCCTGGTTTAAGTCTGATGGCACTAATAGATACTATATCAATACCAAGTTGTTTACTGATATCGTTATAATCCAATTGACCGTCTTCAAACCAAAGTTGACTAATCTGTGTATTCATTAGTGTATAAGTTTCAGGCATTCCGCCAAATCTATCATGTATATCTTGTAACTCATGCACTTGATGTGCTATGCAAGAGCCATAATGTTTATCATAATCTTGCGATAGTATAAACTCATAATCTGTTTCTAAATGTACTTCTTTATAAATTGGCATCTTCCATCCCTGCTACTCTAAGTTTTACAATATTAGTTATATGCCATTGTTTTTGATCCAGTGCTTTAATGACACCTAACCACTTGTTTCTTAACAATGCCCATTCATTTACTATTGCTTCGTAATCACACACTTCATCTTCACCTTCTGCATACTTTTCTGCATCACGTGAGGTAAGAGCACGTTGATAATTTTCTAAATATTTTTTATAATGTTTAGTTCTTAATCTTCGATGTTGTATTTCTAAATGTTTTAGTATACCTTCAATTTCTTGTAGTTGTCTAAAACGTGATTCTACAACTCCCGGCATAGATGCTGATTGTTTTTCTAAATTGCCATGCAGTTTTACTTCTTTTGCCGCCTGCTCTAATTCTGTTTCGTAATATGAAATTGCGTCTGGTATTTTAGAGATGTCCTGAGTGACTATGGAAAACCAATTTGCCATTAATAATCATCTGTTAGTTCACCGGCGTAATCATCACTGTAATCGTACTCATCATTCTGTTCTTCATCAGACTCTAGCATTTCACGTACTGCTTCATCCAGTTCGTCGTCTAGGCCGATAAGTTCCTTTAGTTCTTCTTCAGCAATGCCATTGTCCAGAGCAATGCCTACAAACTTAGTAGCCACAACGTCACGTTCTTTAACATTAACATAAGCCTTTACTAGGCCCCACATATCAATTAGCATCTGTATCTCCATTGTTTGGTTCTGTTTGTATAGCCTCTTCTTTTTTTTCTGGAGTTGCTAAATCGCTAATAGCAACTTGGTTACTTACCTCTTGCATTACAATATCTAACTTTTCGGCAGTCCATGCTTTACGATAGTCTAGCATTTCAGTACCATCTGTTGTTATATATTTCAATCTGTTGCCTTGTTGTACAATTAATCCTTTTTTCTCAAATAGATCTACTAGTCCTGAATATGGATCCATGCCTGTTTCATACGGAATTTTTAATTGCACACCCTCAAATGGTTTAGAAAATCTTGTTTTCATAACTTTGCAGGCGGCTCTGATACCTCTAACTTCTGTTATTTTATTACCTGCTTCATCTTCTTTAAGTTTTAATTTTTTCATTGCTACTACAATACTTGAAGCATACACAAATCCTTGACCACCTGATATCTTGTCATCTGGGTCAAACATATCTTGTGATGCATATGTGTGATTGGTTGCTACCATGCCAACATTTAATGTGCCAAACATATTCACACAGTTTCTTACAAGTGCTGTTAATGCTTTAGGCTTACGACCTAAATCACCTTTCATGTCACCTTTGTTAAATTGATCAACATCCGTAGGAGTCAACATCATACCCAACGAATCTAACACAAATAAAACTTTTGGTCTGTCTGCTGGGTCTTTGTCGCCATAATCTGTTCTGTACTCTTTAACAAAGTTGGATATTGTTTTAGCAACATCATCTATCATGCTCATACCTAGTCGTAGCAGTTTGTCTTCACTAGTGTCAACATCTATTGCTTTTAACCATGCTTCATCTAGTGCATTCTCTGAATCAATCAGTATAACAAATATACCTTGTTTCTGTGCTTCTCTAACAATGTTGCCTGAACAGATATAAGATTTACCTGATCCAGACTCTCCAGCAAAAACTGTAACTTTGCCTAATGGAATACCTTTGTAAAAGTCTCCTGATATCAAGTAATTTAATGCGTGATTGCCTGTAGATATCCAGTCTGTAGGATCATTGAATCCTATGCCTAGTCCATCTATGCTTTTTGTAATATTTTTTCTAAACTTTGTTACGTCAAAAGGTTTTACCATGTGTGTCTCCTATTTTTCTATTATATGATGCTGTGTGTTATTTGTCAAACTATATTTTTGCCATGCTTGTTCGCTATGTGATACCCAAGCACCCGATTTAAGATGATCATAATTGTATTCAATAATATCTAAATTGTTATTGTGTATTTTCATTTTATCTGTTCGAGATAACTTATGTATTTCTAAAATTTGAGATGTTATCTTCTGCAGACGAATAAAAAAGTCTGGTTCCGAATCAAATGAATAATCAAATGTATTCTCAAAAAGTTTAAATCCGTAAAACTGTTCCATAAATCTATGATATCCTGCACAAGCATAACCTATCCACATTGATTTGGCTGAAATTGGTAAAATTAATTTATCATCTACACATGGCGAATCAATTTTTGTTCCGTTAGGTGGTGGGGTAAAAATATTAATTAAAGTTTTATCCATGAATGGCTTTAGTAATGTAAAATTTTTATCATGCTGATACCTAGTCTTCTGATCATACTTGATTGAATCTATTGTGCCTAAAAAGGTTTTGATTTTCTTGTGCCCTAATATTTTCACAATATCTTTTTGATAATTTGATGGCAGAAAACCATATATATTTGGCGTATCAGTGAATGCTTTTGTGCAATATTTGTTCCATAGATTATTTTTTAACAAATCTAAACATAATAAAGTTCTAGTTGGATGTAGTGATCCGTTAAACGAACTAACTGTATATTCGATATCTTTATGGAATGTGTTTGTATTCAATTTATCATAGAAATCGTATATGAAACACTTTTCAGGATCCCAAAGTAAATTAACATTTTTAGGAACTTGTCCTATATAAGCATTTTCCCAGCCACCAATTGGGCCAGCATCCCAGCCAATGTTAAATGTAGTTTGTGGATATTTTTTTGCTTTTTTCCAAATCAGGTTGAAATCTACGTAAACATCAATTACAAAGATATCGACAGGACTAACTGTGTAGTCTATAGAATTTAACTGCTGATTTCTTAGAATTGTATGCATACAAGTTGGGGGAGTTGCCTCCCCCTTATTTGTTTAAGACTTTTGTTGTCTTGCTCTAATCATTGCAAGAATGTCTTCTGCTTTTGATCCTGTTTCAGGAGCCGCTTCAGTTGTTGGAGTAACTGATGCTGTCGCGACTGCTACTGGTTCTGGAGCAACCACTGGTGCAACTGTTTCTGTCACAGGCGATGCTACTGCTGGTGCAGGAGTTGCTACCGGAGCAGGTGTACTAGTTGCTGGTGCTTTTACACCATATGGTCTATAGTATTGACCAAATCTTTCAGTGTCGTATGCTTCGCCATCAACAGATGATTTAAACATTTCTTCAATGACTTTTATATCTACTTCACTTGGTTTGTTTGGTAGAAAACCACCTAGGTTATGTAGACCATTTGTGTCTATTGCAGATTGTTGTTCTGCTGTTAGTGGGGAAGTTTTTCTTGACCATTTGGATGTTGAATAATCAGCATAACCACCTTTGGTAGTTTTGTTAATTCTAAAGTCAACGCCTCTAGTATAGTCAGTTGGTAGATCTTCCATTTCAGGATCCATCAAAGCACTCTTAATAATGTTGAATATTTGTGGACCAATAATGAAACGTCTAATTGGATTTTCCGGAGTAACGTCTTCTTGCATTGGTGAAGAAACTACAAATCCTTGGAAAATGTAAGAACGTTTTTTCCAGTATTTTCTACCCATGTCTTCTAATGATTTATCTTTAAACCATTGTCTAACTTCTGCTAGTACTGGACAAGCATCTCCATACATTTCCATACAAGGAACTTGTACTATTACTGGAGCCGATCCTGGTTCACCTTTGATTGAATTGAATGGCAATTTAATCATTGCTCTTTCAGTCCAGAAAAATGTGTTGTTTGGATCAGAATCTGGAAGAAATCTAAGCACTGCTTCAGTGTTTTCTCCAATGTTCCAATGTGGGTATATTGCGTTGTCACCGCCGCCTTCACCTGAAGGTTTTGATGTTTGAGCCTGCAATTTTGCTCTTATTTCTGCTAGTGTTGCCATAATGTAAGCCTCCTATGTTTGCTTTTGTTTTGCCTAATGCGTATCACTACACATAATAGTATATATAATTTTAAGATAAAGTCAAGCCTGATTTAATTATTTTTGACCATTCTTTGTGTGCTTCGGTAGAGAAATGTTCATTGTTCATTGGGAATCCTTGATTTGCAAGATGATTCACCATACCGGTAGGCTGTATAAATTTTGTTAGGTCAACAAAATTAAAAGGACATTCTCCGTACTCATACAAATCCAATACCGTAGTCCAGGCGTATTTTATATCCAATTTATCACACAACAACTGCACATTTAAAACATAATTCCAAAAATTAATTTGATGCTGTCTTGGAGAATAATACTGCTTGTAGTATGTCTTCATATATCCTCTGTGTTCACTGCCAGGCGTACAATATCCATCTAGTTGAACTTCGTCGCCATCTAGATTGCTGAATGTTCTGTTTTGGCTTTCTTGCATACCACTAATTGGCAATGCTTCGAAGGCATGTGCTTTGTCTTCAATATACAAGTCCCATCTATTAAGATCAGGCCATTGTATTATTAAATGTGTATATTCATTTTTTGCAAGTTCTACAATTACCCGTTTAGAAATTAAATCTGGGCCTGCTCCACGAATACCAACATTAACAGAATTGTCGATATATGACGGCCAAGAATCCCAATAAAACTCACGGGTGTGACTGCAACCAGCACATAAAACTTTGTTCATGTTGTTACTTAAACAGTATAAGGATCTTGATATTCGGATTTGACGATTTCTTCTGACTCTAAAGCAATTTCCATTTCAGCAATTTTTGTGTCTAACCATGATTCAAATTGTGATGATTCGTCTTTGTATTTTCGTTTGTATTGTTTTGTAAGTTTACCTTTTTCAATGTCTTTGCCTTTGATATTCTTAAATGCTTTTACATCTTCTGGTGATTTTCTTACTTCATCTTTGTATTCTGGATCTTGTTGTATCTTTTTCATGTCTTGCAGATATCTGTTAGCCAATTGCATAGCAACACCCTTGAGTGTTTTCATGTTTGGATCTTCTTTGTTAAACAGTTCTCCTGCGGCCGCTAATTTTGTTTCCATATCTGAAGCAAAGTTTGCCACTTCATCATCTTGCTGTTCTGCTGAAAGAAATCTTGTTGCAATATCACGCATCACAGCCGCGAGTTTTTGCTCTGTGTCTTTCATCTGGCTTCTTAGATTGTTCTGAAGTTTGTCATATGAATCATCTTTTTTAAGTATAAGTTGATTTTCTGGATTTGCAAGCCATTTATTTACATATGGTGCTGTTCTCATTGCTGTGCCTGTTAATGCTTTGAAGTCAACTTCTTGCTCGTCATCATCTTTCTTAAATTCATTAACTGGTAAAAATTTAAATGCATTAACAATATCTTCGTCAAATGTTTCTTTTGTAAACATTTGTTTTAAATTATTAATATCATCTTCTTGTAATTCATCTTCTTGCACATTCAAACTTTCAACTGCTTGTTCATATGCAGTTTCTTTTGACAACTTGTGTAATGTTTTCTTTGCTTCTTTAATTTTATCAGTTGCCGCTTCAACATAAGGCAAAGTAGTTTCGTCTATTAATCCCTGTCTTACAGCATAAGTTGAAAATTTCTTTAATTGAGCAATTTCATCAACCTTGCCTACAATTGATTCACCAATTGCATCGTATGGATTGCCACCTTTAGCAACATGCATCATCATTGCTCTTGCACCTGCTAGATAATTGTATGGGAAACGGAATCTTTCGCCCTGTGCATTCTCGATAAAAATTGCTGATATGTTTCTTGAACGTGCACCAGGTACATCTTCATCAACTTTTTTAGAATGACGTACGATCATTTTAGTTTTGTCTAGTTTATCGTATGATGTTTTTGATGTTCCGTGCATTTTGCTTTCCTTAACTGTATTTACTTGCGACATGAATTCAAAATCGCCTTGTTCGAGATCTAATTTTTCTATATCTTGTGGTTTGAATCCTAAATTGTGTGTCACAGCAAATTCACGCATGGTTCTGCAAAAACTGTACCAATCTGACTCTTGTTCTTCATCAAGCATATCAGTTATGTCTTTGTTGTAGATCAAACGTAATTCAGTTTCATCAACAGCAATACTAAGTGGATGATCATTAAAGTTAAACTTGAAAAATCGTGCTAATTGTGGGTTTGTGGTTACTTGTGCTGTATCGTCACCTAGTGTTAGATTAGTGTAACGTGATTTTATCTCATCAAAAAGGTCTTGTGCTACTGCTGATAGGTCCATATCAATACTTATTCTTTTATTATCCTATCACAATGTTTAACACCTGTTTGGTCTGTCTTCATTTCGCATTGTTCTAAACTGCAAGTGTATTGTACTTGATTACCTGAGTTACGTTCAGCTAATCTTTTAGCAGATAGACAAGTACTTAGATTGTCTTGGTGATACCATCCCTCTATGTTTTTATTACCACCGTCATAGACGTATAGACTAAGGATAATAACTATTTCAATGAGTCCCATTCTTTCGATCCTCTAAATCTATAATACGATCTTCATGAAATTGTATAATCATTTCATTTTTTAATATTAGTGGTATCTCACCTTCCATTTGCTGTTTAAGTTTTTCTGTACTTTCAGCAAGATATTCAACCAGCATATAAAGTTCTTGAATTTGTGGAGACACCATATCACCTTTTGGAACTCCTGCAATAAATTCA